CGAGATAGAGGACCTTCGCACCCTTGCTCTTAAGCCAGCGTCCTAGACGCTTCATCGCTAGCAAGACGTGACGCTTCTTGGAAGCGTCAGAGTCGAAGCACACGATTACGTCTCTGCCTCGAAGCGGTACGTCTTCCCAATCTCCGAGTGTTCCGAGTTTGTTTCGCCACGTGAAGACACCCGCAAGAGAGATCGCGACTTCTCCGTGAACTGTGAGAGCGTCGCCCTTCTTCACGCCTTCCGTGACCCACAGACGCTTTGAGACGTCCTGAATACGGCTGACGTTACGCGGGTGAACGTCCAATTTCTGCGGCATACCAGAAGCGTTCAGGTAGCGAAGCGACTTCTTCCCGTTGGTGGGAAGCTCCCTGAGCCGAATCTGTGCCGAGACGAGATCACCCTTCGGCCCATACATCGGGATCACGAGAACTTCGCGGGAACGGGTAGACCACTTGATCCCGAGTTCAGCAAGCTTCGGAGTGAGTTCCGAAGTCGCTACGTCGGCAGAGAAGTAACCGCGTTCCTTGATAATTTCGTCGGTAAGTCCGGAAGCTCTCAGGCTTGCGAGATCTTTTGGATGGATTCCCACTAGTCCCCCTAGGATCTTAAGAAGCGAGATCATCAGCGCTGCACTTCAGCGTGTCAGCGATGATGAACAGTCTCGGGACAGAGGGAATTGATTTCCCCTGTTCGTATTCCTGGATCATGGTTACAGGGATTCCCGAGCGGTCAGCGAGATCACGCTGACTCATGTTCGCACGCCTACGCGCGGCCTTCATTTTCTCGGGATCAAAAGTCCGAACGACCGTTTCCATCGTTTCCTTCCTCGATCGGGGTCTCTCCCCTAGTCGGGGGTAGGCCACCACAGTACACCTGGTGTGCCACGATGGCAAGTAGGGGTGAGACCTTGACACCCTGGCAACCCGCGTGAGACGATACAGCCATGTCCAGGAACGAACTCCCACTACGGGACTACCAGAGAGATGCGATCGACGCTGTCACCCGCGCATGGGACAAAGGCATCAAGCGTCCGGCCGTCGTACTCCCCACGGGTGCGGGCAAGACAGTGATCCTCTCTCACATGGTTCGAGAGCGCATGATCGCTCAGGGCATGATCGGTAAAGCTCTCGTGATCGTTCACCGCGACGAACTGATCACACAGACTGTCAGCAAGCTCCACGACGTTGCGCCCAACCTGAAGGTCGGAGTCGTCAAGGCGAACCGTAACGAGATCAATGGATATGACGTGATCGTGGCGTCAATCCAGACGGTTCGGAAGCCGGAACGGCTCGAACAGCTTAAGGGTATCGGACTCGTGATCGTTGACGAGTGCCACCATGCGGCGGCTGACTCTTACGTGTCAGTCATGAATGCTCTGAGCGATCATGCGCTCTTCGTCGGCTTCACTGCCACGATGGACCGGGAAGACAAGAGGTCTCTTGCCGACGTGTGGTCTGAAGTCGTCTACACTCGCGATGTTCTCGACATGATCCCTGAATACCTTGTGGACGTTCAGGGACGTATGGTCACAATCGATGGAATGTCGCTCAATGAGGCGAAGGTCACGCGCGGAGACTACTCGGATTCGTCGCTCTCTGATCTTCTTCTCAATGCGGGAGCGCAAGAGATCGTAGCCGAGTCTTACAAGACTCACGCGAGCGACCGTAAGGGGCTCCTGTTCGCTCCGACCGTGAAGGCCGCTCAGGCTTTCTCGGACGCTCTTAACAAGGTCGGGATCAAGTCGGCTGTAGTTCACGGCTCGATGCCCGACGAAGAGCGGAAGCTAGTGATCAAGCGATTCATCAAGGGTGACGTTCAGGTCATCTCTAACTGCATGGTGCTGACGGAAGGTTTCGACGTTCCTGAGGCCTCATGCTGCGTGATCGCACGGCCTACCCGCTCCGCTTCGCTGTACGTTCAGATGGTGGGGAGGGTCCTTCGTCCCTTCCCTGGAAAAGCTGACGCTCTCGTTCTCGATGTAGTCGGAGCGAGTGAAGACCACACGCTAGCGACACTCGCTGATCTGTCCTCGAAGAGAGTCGATAAGGTCGAACCCGGAGAGACCCTAACGGGTGCGGCAAGACGACTGAAAAAAGCCGGACATCCCGCACTCGCCGGTTACGTCGATCACATCGAGGTCGATCTTTTCAAGCGGTCCTCCTCGATGTGGTCGAAGACCGATGCGGGACTGTGGTTCATCAGTACGAAAGATGAACTGTTCTTTCTCTGGCCTGGAAACGAAGTCGGTAAGTTCAACGTCGGTCGGTGCCCGATCTACGCTTCGGGTGGTTCATGGATTCAGCGGAACGTCTCTCTCATGGCTGGTATGGCATGGGCGGAGGAAGCCGCTAAGGAAGCTGATCAGGGGTTCATTACCAACCGGAAGGCGTCATGGCGGAAGCGCAATGAGCCTCCTACAGCCGGACAGATCCGATATGCGGCAAAGCTTGGACTAGCACTCCCTTCTGATATAACGAAGGGAGCGCTATCGGACATGATTACTCGTAAGGTCGCTTCACGTCGGCTCGACTCGAAGCTGAAGAGTGACTGATCGACTTTGTTCGGGAGGGACTTCGGTCCCTCTCGTTCACGGTCGATCAGTCATCGAATCGTCAATCAAGATCAGGAAGGTACCGGCGCATGACTAAGATCACTGACAACCCGTTCGGGAGTGACTTCGATCTCCCGGAAGGCTCTCAGAGCGATTCTAAGAAGATCGAATACGACCGATGGGGTAGGTATGCTAACCTACCCGCGATCCCTGGAGTGTGCGGCGTACAGCCCTGGACACGGGTTACCACGCTGGCTAAGACGCTCGAAGACACGTATTATCTGGATCTCTGGAAACAGCGTCAGGTCATTCTCGGGATCATGAACAATCCTGATCTTCTGGACGCTGCTAAGGGACCAAGGTTCAATCCCACAAGCCAACACGGGAAGAACATTCTCAACTCGATAGCGTCACAGGCTATGGAGTGCGCGGGATCATACGATGGTGCCAGCAAGGGAACGAAGTTCCATGATCTGACAGAGTCGTTCGATCGTGCCGAGATTGAGGTTCTCGAACTAGCGACGCTTCACGAGGATGATCCGGAAAGTTTCGAGATGATCGGAGCGTATGACAGACTTCTTAAGCGTCACAAGATCCGAGTCATTCCGGAACTCATGGAGCGAGTTGTCTGCGTTCCGTCTCTGAACGTGGCCGGACGGCTCGACAGGATCGTTTCAGACAATGGCGTTTACAGGATCGGAGACGTGAAGTCTCAGAAAACGCTCGACTTCGGGCAACTGTCTCTAGCGATTCAGCTAGCGATCTATGCGAATGCTACACACATCCTCGATCATGAGACATGGACATGGGTTCCGATAGAGGACGTCATCCCTGAAGGGATCGACCGATCAACAGGTGTGATCATGTGGGTTCCGGCTGAAGAGCCAGGAAGAGCCGAGATCCACGATGTTGATCTAGAGTTCGGATGGACTCTGGCGAAAGCGGCTGTCCAGGTCCGAGAGTGGCGGAAGACGAAGGGTATTGTCAGCCGTCGCGCGATCAGGTAGACTTGCCATCAGGTCAAGGGGAACAAGCCCGCCAGATCATCTCACACGAAGATCCGGTGACTTGCCGGACTCGTTCCCCTTGATCACACATCGGGTAGTCAGGTTTCAACAGGTCGAAAGGAAAAATCATGAGTGACCCGAACGACATTCTGTTTGGTTCCGAAGCCCCCGCGATCAGCCCCGAGGATGGGCTGAAGGTTCGGGGGAGGATCACGAAGTTCGACGCTAGGCAGCGTCGGAAGTTCGATCGAACCGCACCGAAGAATCAGGGCGAACTTCTGTGGTTCGAGAACGGCAAGGTAGTCGAGTCGGCTGACAAGCCCTCAGCGAACGCGCGTCCCGTGCTCGATCCCGTGTTCACCGTTCAGACGGCTTTCACTTCGTGGGAGTTCACTTCTGACAGCTTCGCGAAGGTTGGGAATGACGACGGACTTCGACGGATCTTCGTGACCGGACGGAGCCGAGACGCGAAGGAAGGCTCCCTTCTCGAAGTCGTGAAGGAAGCGACTCGGAAGGCCGGTTGTGGTCGAACCCGGAAAGTCCAGGAAGGCGACTACATCGAGGTTCGGATCGTTGGTAAGGGCAAGCCTGTGAGCAAGGGGCTTAACGCTCCGTGGCTCTGGGAGTGCGATTACTGGCTCTCGAACAACCCGCCTAAGTGGGCTTCTGAGCTTCCTTCGGATGACGTCTCGGACGTCGAAGAGGATGACGACGACAACCCGTTTGCGTAAGACTGTGGTAGAGACCTACTAGGCTCTAACCACGCGAAAGCCCCCGGACTTACTTCCCGATTGGGACTCCGTTCCGGGGGCTTTCTTATGCGCTCTTACGGACTCTTAAGAGTCAACAGTAAGGGTTGATCCCGTATGCGTTGTAGTCGAGACGTTCGACCACGGTACCGTCAGCGTCGATCACCTTGACACTCTCGCCAGACGAGTTGTTTAGGTAATGCTTCCCGTTGCGGTAGATCGTATGAACGTTGTTATCCGGGGTTGTGTCAGTGCCAGCACCGGAGTAAACGAGGATCGAGTGTCCGGCCGGAAGCATGAGGGTATTCGCTGCCGCTTCAAGGCTCTGAAGATTGTCTTCCGTGAACTTCGTCTCATTGCCGTATGCGTCAGTGAGCTTCCATCCGAAGATGTTCTTACTCTCGCTCGTGACGTTCTTCAGCCACACGTATTCTTCGTTGCGGTTCCAATCCGCATCCTTGCCCTTCGCGTTCGTGCCCATGACGGTAATCCGAACGTCGCACTTATTATCCGTGTTGGCTACCGCTGAACTCGTGACGACGAAGCTCGAAGCCAGCACCATACCGGCGATAATTCCGAGAGCTTTCCGCATGGAAGATCCTTTCCCCTGTTGATCGAGAAGACAGCCGGATCTTACCGCATAGGCACATCTGACGCTTAAGCGTCATGGAATCTCGGGATCAAGGCTAGATGATCTTCAAATCTCGTGATCACCTGAAAATGATCTCTCTGAGATGGACGCTGAGCGACGAACGCGAGTAGGCCGGTATGAATGGATGCATCGGGGGGTTCATGCCGTCAGCGTGGCTCTCAGAGCCTCCTAGGGGCAATTCAGGGTCTCACCCTTACCCCGAAATGGAAGAAGCCCCCGACAGTCGGCCCGTTCTCCGCTGTCAGGGGCTTCCGCTTGTGTGGATCTAGTAACCGGACCAACCGTCTTCGAGTCCGTCACCACGACCCAAGATCATCGCTATCATCAGGTCTCGATCTTCGCCTTCCGGAAGGATCTCCTTGATTCGCTCTCGCATCTTTCGAGCGTCTTCCGGATCGAGCATGCAAGCGGCAAGAGAGCCAGGGATGGTGACTTCCGCTCGCGTGAACATGTCGTCTTCCCTGTGTTCTGATCTCCGCTTACGCTGTCTCGTTTTCCACACGGAACCTTCGTCAGCCGCTTCGATCATCTGAGAGGTAGCCATTAGAAGGGAAGCTTCTTTCCGGAGGGGGTTCGAGTGTTGATCTCAGACTGAAGTCTTTTCACAGTCGGTCCCTGTTTCCGAACTTGCTTCGCCACTTGAATTCACCAGCCTCTTCTGATCACGAATGTATGAATAAGCCGTGTCCGGCTTCACGCCCAGAGATTTGGCAATCTCAGGAACAGTTGAGCCTAGCTGATACATCCGAAAGGCTTCTTTTTGACGTTCAAGCTTCGCCACTTGCTGAGACGTCAGCCCCTTAATCTTGATCTGACGTCCGGTACGGAGAGCCCTTCTATCGTCATCGTTAGTCCCTCCCCATATTCCAATCTCCCGATTAGCGATTGCCCAATCGAGACACTTGGAAATCAGGGAGCACTGACGACAAAACCTCTTCGCCTTTTCCTCTCGAAACTCCCTGTCTGTTCTCTCTTCTCCATCGGGACCAACGAACAGCGTCGGGTCTTCGCCCGAACACTCGGGTATTTTGCTGGTCAATGCGTAAAAGATCAAGCCCATTCCTGATCACCTCCCCTCTTGACGTACTGTCATAGTCTCACGACCCTATCGACAGGTCAAGATATGCGAAGACCCCCCGTGACAGTGGCGAGATCACGGGGGGTCCGTAGGTGGTGAGATGATCAGGATTGGGCGTTGTCTCGATCTTCCTTGTCGAAGATTTCGACCCTCAGGAATTCCGCGAAGTGATCAGGACCCTTCGAGGAAGCCAACAAAGCACGTGATCCAAAAGACGGATCATCACTTCCGTACACTCGAACGATCTGTTCCAATCGCTCACGCGAAGGCAGCCGTTGACCATTCCGAAGCCGGGAAGCCATCGTCACATCGCAACCGATCTTCAGCCCGAACTCTTCATTCGTGATGTGTCTGCTCATACCCTGATCATCTCATGACGCTTGCCGCGCGGGCAAGCTCGATCACCCCATCTTACTCAGAGTTGCCCTAGGGCTGATCAGGTTATAGACGTACGTCACTACCGCAGTGACGAACGCGAAGGCGGCCGCAGTGAGAACGAGACGGACGTTAAATCCGTTCGCCGAGACTGCCGCCTGGGCGGCTTCCCACGCTGCCGTAAGGCCGGTTACGAGAAGACCCTGAACGAACGTGCGAAGCGCACGTATGAACGCTTCCCAATTCACGGACATTTGTATTTCCTTTCTTACCTCTGAGCGAGGTATCGGACACGTGCGCGCGTGAGCGTCGCAGCAACGGGAGAGAAAATCTGAAGACGAAGCTTCCGGCCGTCTTGCACATGACCGACTGCCGCATGATGAACAGTTCCGAGACTATCGATAACGTTCGGTGTGGGGTCTCCGACCTCTTCGAGAACGTCAACGGGTGGTGTTGCCGTTCCGTCGTATCGGTACTCTGCCGTTCGAGTGTAGACTACGGTTCCGGCCGGAACTCCGCTCAGCGTCGCACCGAATTCGAGAGTGTATTGCGAAGGATCTCCGAGAAGGATACTCTCACCCGTACCCGAGTGAGAGCCGTAAGGGTCTGCATACTCGGTATCCCACCGAACATTAGTCCATGTGTTGGCAGGGATCGAGATCGCGGGATTTCCCGAGTAACCGAACGCGCCGTAATCCATTCTGGGTTCCTCTGGCTCTGGGGTGGGTGGCGGAGTGGGGGGAGTTCCCCCCGGAAGCGGAGCACCGGATGTGATCCACGAATAGACGGACGCGCCAGGGCAAGACGTCGCGTATCCGTCCCGGTGCCCTTTGATTTCCTTACCAGCCGAACCGTTCGACCGAAGCCAATTACGGGCGCCGTGAAAAGCTCGCTTCATGTTGTTCGTCATCGTGGTAACACCAGACGTTCCCACGAGAACAAGAATCGCGTAATGACCCGAGTTCAAGCCCGGACCGTTCGCGGCAGGAAGAACGTTAGCCCCCCGACCGATCATCGCGACGTCGTGATTACACACGATCATTGAATAACCGATGTCATTCCAGCCGTTTCCGTCCATGTGCCCATTTTGGATACCACGGACAGCCGCGCGACATGCGTTGTGATCTGTCAGAGTGGCAGGGTTAACGTGTCCGCCGGTGTAGTGAGCCTTGACCCCCTTCGTGCTGGCAAGGAAGGAAGTCCCTCGTGAGGCACGCGCACCCCACGTTGCCCGACTCTCTATGGCGGTCATTCGGTCCCCTTTCGGTGTTCCGCTAGATGACCGTTAAGCAAAGCCTCGATGCTCTCTACTGTATCCCACACACGCGGAATCTCTTCCAGCTTACCTTTGACGTCTTCGAGGTCTTGACGCATAAGAGTCACGTCATCCTTTAGCGAACCCCCTCCGTTAGGGGTCACCTGATCGTGAATCTCTTTGACCATATCCGTAATCTCTTCTTTCAGAACCTTCTTCATCGGAGCGATGAGAAACTTCTGTATGAAGAGTATGATTGCGCCGGTTGCTGTGAGGATGGCAGCAACATATATGACGACATCCCCAACCTCTTTTACCGTCATCGTGCCCCTTACTTTATGGTGTAGGACTGAGGTAATGAACGACACCTAAAGGCATCGCACCCGCGCTATTAATGTTGAGATTACCACCAGAGTTTTGGAAAACTCCAATAGAGATGGTGTCTCCAGCCGCACAGTTCATTACTGTTGTGGATTCGACACGAGTCGGGTTTCCAGAGATAGCAGTAACTGTCTGCCGGGTTTGAGTTGATCCGTTTCGATTCAAGTAAAACGCTCGATATCCCGTAGAATTTGTATCGAACTCGATGGCAGCACTAACAAGGTACAGACCGCCCTTGCCTGCTGGAATGGTGGCGAGAGTGGTGGACGTTGCCGAGAACATCCCACCTACGTCATAGTTTTCGACAGTCCATGAAACGAGAACGTTCCCAGTGTTGTTTGCGATACTCTGAGTTGAGTTACGAGTAGCCGACACACGAGGAAGCGAAGTTCCGATGATACCTATTTCGGTCCATGCTGCACCGTTATAGATCATCATCTTGTCGGTATCAGTCTCGAAAATCGTCATGCCTTCGTTTGGTGCCGAAGGTCTAGTGCCAGATGTGCAAGCGATAACGGCTTGTTTCATGAGATAGTCATTCACGTCAGCCGCAGTCAGTACGCTACCGGCCGTGAAGGTTTTGAATACCACGAATCCCCCTTAGAATCCGAGAGCGTTCTGATCAAGTACGCCCTTGATAGCGTCATCGAGAGTGAAGAAGACATACTTCGTAGCCGACTGAAGTACGAACGTGGTTGTCCAATCCGAGATGCTGATTTCGTGCTTGATCCCTCGAATGAAACAATCACGCTCGATCGGGTCACCCCCTCCAGGGGGTCTCCGGATTACTGTGATCCTATCACCGATCTCCCTACCCAACACTTGAGGGAAGAGAGTATCCGGATCACGGAAAGGTTTGATGACGAGTTCGGTAAACCGATTCTCGGGATCTTTCGAGAGCTGAAGAATGAAGTTCGCGTAATCGGTAACCTGTGCGTCATCTTCTAGAATAAGGTCGGTCTTCGTCCAAGTCTTGATACGGTGCGCACCCTGAGATGCCCCGTCATTCACCGTGATTTCATTGCCGCCGATACGTTGGGCAATGACCTTGTTATAGAGGGTTTCCCGATCAGTCGAGAACTTCGCTCCGTTGTGCATGTAGAAAAGTTCTGAACCCCCACCGTCACCGAAGGTCGCTTGGGACGTGTTTGACCTTACGTCGTCAAAAATCGCACTTCGGTTGCGGAAGACGAGAACCCCTGAGCCGTTGATATACAGTTCTCCGATCTCCGAGTCTGCCGCTAGCTGTAGCTCTTCGAGTGCGGGACCTTCGAGGGTGGTAGCGAGAAGGGTAGCGTCTCCCGTATCGATGTCTCGATCAGCAGACGGCCAATCCGTCGTGTCCAGGATTCGAGCTATACGCGCGCCTGTGTCTTCTCCTAAGCCCACAGGAGCGACGGCCGTACGGTCGGTCTGGCTCAGGATTCCGAAACCATCTGTGAACAGTACAGCCACCTGAGCCCAGTTGTCCCCGTTCCAATCAAGATCCCAATTGTCGATATAGGCAGTGATCAAACGGTAGTCTGTGCCACCGTAAGAGGCTGAGATCACGATCGGTCGAGTCGGGATGACCTGACTCACTCCGGCAGCGACATAGGGACCGTTCAGGTTTTCGGGATCGTAATCTCTCGAAGCATTGTCGAGCGTGACCATTCCGTGACCGGCTTCGTACCGGATTACGGGGGAGTCGATACGCTGAGCGCCACGTTCGATAGTAATTGACCTTACGTCGTCAGTCACCGTAACGAACGAATTCTTTTCCCCTAGCTCCCCAGTATCGAGAAGACCGCGAACGGGATCGTTCAGAACAAGCGCAGTCGTTCCAAGCGTCGGACCAATCTCGAATCCGATCGCTACAGAAACGATGTCACGGGGTAATACCAATGTTCTTAGCCCAGCCTTTTCCCGCACGCTTCGTGTAAGCGATCAAGCCTTCCGCGAAATGCTTACCCTTCGTATACATGTCTCGATCATCAGCAAAGTAGAGATTCAAGTTCTGAACCGTGATGTTCGATCCAGCCATACTCGGGTGAATGAGTGGTTCCATTGCGCCGGTACCATTGTAGATCGCGTTCATGCCAGGATGAAGAACAGCCGTTCCGTCGTCTGCCGTCGCGAACGGTGGCATTCCCCACCATGCGTGCCGCATTGGTACCTCTCGCACTCTGGCACCCGTGTACGGAGCTTCGATAATCTTCCGGTTACCGCTATACATGAAGACGTGCCCAGAGTGCGGGAAGCCCAACGCACCTTCTACCGGACTAGAGATGCGCTTGACCCATGGCATTTGTGCATAGGTCGTTCGGGGGATAACCTTACCGGTTGCCTTATACCATGCGTATTGCATGAGGCTCGAACAGTCGAAGCCCCTGATTCCCGCACCCTGAGCGAAGCCATAACTCGGACCACTCGGACCGCCACCACCCCATGAATACGGAGTTCCTATCTGGCTTCGAGCGGCAATGACAGCCTTCCGACCGCTCCCTCCTAGCTTCGGCTCTTTGCCCTTGATCCACTCTAGAACGCTGTCAATGATCCGGCGAACGGATTGCATAATCATTCGGCCGAACGCGGTACCGCCTAGGAATTTGTCCCCTAGAGACAGCAGAGGATTCGTGACGAATCGAGCGGCCCTAACCGCACCACCCGCGAAGAACTCACGCGCGGAAGCGAAGAACTTCGAGAGTCCTTCGACCAAACCGCCACCCGCGAAGCCAGGAAGAACTCCCCCCGGATCTCCCATGAGGGCGTTAGCTTTTGCGGCTCTCGCGTCGATACCGCCACGCTTGTTAATCGCTTCGAGGATCGGAAGGTTCCTACGTGTCGCAGAAGCGTTGACGACGTATTCACCACGGCTCAGAAGTGCGGTAATTTTATCGCTCTTCGATCCTCCCGGACCATTGACCTTTCCACCCTGAGCCAATCTCGGAGCATCGGGAAGGAGAGAGGCACCGACTTTCGACGCGATGTTATCCCACACACGCTTAATACCGTTCGTGTAAACGGTATCGATGACCCACTTCACAGGCTTCTTCGCAGTGTCACGAAGTTTATCCCAGAACTTTCCGATATTCGTTACGGCTGTCTGGAACGAGTTCGCAACTAGTTTGATCGCTGCCTTGATCGCGTCGAACGCTGGCTTGATGAAGGTTCGCCAGACATTCCCGATGTGCTTGCCGATGAAGTCGAAGACTGGCTTAACAATATTCTGCCAGAGCCATTGAACAACCGGCGCGACTACCTTCGAGATGTAGAACTTGATTGCCTCGAAAATTGCCTTAACGATTGTCCATGCAACCTTGATTGCAAACCAAATCGCTTTGAACGCTGGCTCGACTATGTTCTTCCAAAGCCACGTGATTACCGGTGCAACGATCTTGGTGATATAGAACTTGTAAGCCTCGAAAATTGCCTTAACGATTGTCCATGCAACCGAAATAGCCTTCTGGATTCCGGCCCATGCTGGCTTCACAATGTTGTTATGGAACCATAGGAATCTCGGAGCTAGTTCGCTGACAATCCACGATTTGATTGCCTCGAAAGCTGGCTTGAGAACACTGTTCCATGCGAACGATACGGCTTGCTGAATACCACGCCATGCCGCTTGAACGATGTTGCGGAATGTCTCGCTCTTGTTATAAGCAAGAACGATTGCAGCCACAAGAGCCGCTAGAACTGTAACGACGATACCGATTGGATTCGCTCGAAGAGCGGCATTGAACAACCACGTTGCGGCTGTTCCAGCCTTCGTCGCTACAGCATGAGCCTTCAAGGCCAGATTGTATAGCGCGATAGCACCGGTCACGACTTTAACCGTGAGTGCTAATCCGGCGATTGCAGCACCAACAGCGATGATACCGGAAGGTGTAACCCCCATCCTTCCGAGAAAGTCAATGAACGCTTGGATCTTCGGAAGAACGGTGTTGCCTAGGACGTTGACGAATGTCGTCATGAGCGTTCGTTTGAACGACTCTATCCGTGCTGACGCACTTTCTTGCATGACCTTTGAAGCCTGATCAGCCGCACCCCCGACTTTACCCATGCCGGACGCTGCCGTATCGAGGTCAAGGGAGAACAGGGCTTGCCCTAGGTCTTCGGCCTGTGTGCCGAACAGTGCGACGGCTGTACGCGATCGTTCAACCGGATCTTTCATCGCTCGAAGACGGTCTAGGGTCAGATCGAGAGCGGCTGAGCTCGACTTGCCACCCTTTGCGATCTTCGCTGCCATGACGTCAGCGTTCAAGCCGAGAGCTGCGAAGCCTTCACTGGTCAGCTTCGAGCCGTCTACCGCTCGAATGCTGAATTCCTTGATTGCGTCTGCCACGAGATCAGATGATCGAGCACCCGCGTTAAGACCCTGAATGATCAAGCCTGTTGCCTGAGTCGCGTTCAGACCCATGTTCTTAAACAGCGTCGGATACTCGGTAAGAGTGTCCAGAAGATCTTGTTGCTTGTTCGCTCCGAGTTGAGCGCCACGAGTGATGACGTCGAAAGCAGCCTTAGAGTTCGGAGCAAGACCGGTCTTCATGAGGGTAGAAACAGCCGCCGTGACCTTATTGACGTCCTCCCCTAGGACGTCAGCAAGCGTCAGAGCCCTTTGTGTCGTTTCCTGAAGGGTTGAACTCGAAGCCGTGCGCATGCCTGAGATGTTCTGAACGACAGACTTAACAGCGTCGTTCACCTGTTCCATTGAGTCGCCGTAGGCACCCGCGAACACCTTACCGGCGACGTCTCCGACACGCTTCGATTCCTTCTCGGTAAGTCCTAGCTGAGCGGCAAGTTTCGCTTGCCCCTTACTGACATCGAGAGCCCCCACGAGTCCCGCACCAAAAGCGACACCCGCACCAATACCAATCTTGTTCGCAACATCATTGAACTTCTGAAGTTTACCTTGAAGTTGGCCAATCTTCTTTTGAGCTTCGTCTACAGACTGTGATCCGGAGACCTTCAGAAGAAGGTTTAGTGCGACTGTACGCGCCATTCTCGATCACTTCCCCTTCAGGTCTCCTAAATCACTTACCTCTTCGACTTCGAGCCTTCTTCATCTCTTGCTCTTCATACTTGTCAAGCGCATCGGCTTGTTCGCAGAAATACAAGAAAGTCTGAATCTCTAGGTCGGCTATATCGTGGTAGTTCAGTCCGAAACGGTGCCAGAGTCGGGCACTGTAAGCTCTGATTTGGGCTTCAAGACCGCCCTTGCTATCTGGCCATTCTCGGGATGCCCAGTGGAGGAAGGGACGTCCGAAGGTCGGAGTTCCTGAGCCGGAGGAAGACCGTTCGGATTCTCGACTTTTCCCTGAGTGGCTTCCTGAATTTTAAGCTTCTGAAGTTCGTCCTCTGTGGGAATCCATTCGAGATCGTTGACTGGGTCTAGATCGACTTCATCCCACTTCAGCTTTCGACCTTCGCGCGCACTCAGGATGATCACGAGAGCGATGACCGCGTCAGGATCGAGTTCCCCCAGAGCCTCGAGAAATTTCGTCGTACTCCACCCGGTCCGCTGCTTAATCCATCGGCCTTCCTGAGTTCTCGGAGAACCGGACCATTCCCACTCGTGAACTACTCCGTTCGACTCTCGCCACTTGATAATCACTTCTCGAACTCCCTAATTTGCTGAGCAATTACATTCTCAGCAACATCCGCCACTGTGTTTTCCCACGGTTTAAGGGTCCGATAGAAATATGGATGTGCTCGTTGAGTCACCCATACACTCTCGTTCCCGAAAACCTGGTGACGCCACCTTGTGTAGCGTCGGATTCTTTCCATGTACGCGGGAAGGTTCTCTTCACCGAAAGGCATCTCATTAGCATCGAGCCAGACGAAGCCACCCGTATACTGAGGACTGGTATCGACGTTGCTCTTCAGTGCTCGAACCATCTTCCTGCGAAGAGACTCACGTCCCTGTCGAGCACTAATACCCTTCGAGGGAATAGCTAGGATCTTCTTCGCAACAGCTCTCTTCGCGTCTTCGACAGGACCCTTCAATTCTTGACGAATCTTCGCGTCCCAACCGCCACGCTTAGACAGCTTACGAAGGTCGGTCTGAAGTTTCCTCAACTCTTCGACCGACCTTCGCTGTTCCGGTTGCTTCCTAGCCACGCTGACAGCCTACGCTACGACGTTGCCCGCGTCAGGGCACCCGCACCCGGCCACGACACAGAAGTAGTCGCTAGGTCGCCTACAGAGCCATCTAGGGGGTTGTATTCGCTCACGAGCACGTTGCCAGAGTACTTCGGGTTGGTGGCCGACACCGGAGACGACGTGGGCCGGACCTCCACCGCCACGACCGTGCCCAGAAGCGGGAAGATCGTGGCATCGACCTCAGAAGCGGCAAAGTCTTGATTGAACTCGATATCGATTGACCAGTCTTTGAGGCCACCAATCCGGGAACGGAAGGTGTCCCCCATTGCCGTATCTTCGAGGTCTTCCGCTTCGATATTCAACGTGACCGAACGAACATGATCGCTCAGATCAACGGAATTGATGGTAACAGATGCGTCTGTAAACGCGAACGAAGCCACGTTTTACCCCTTCCTAAGACCCGATTCCGATTGCGCCCGCAATCGTGAACGTTCCGGTAATCGCAGTGACATTGAACCTGTAATGAGTCTCAGCAAGGGCACCCGCAACACGAGTTCCCCATATCCCTCCGGCGGTAGTGATAGGGCCAAAGGTGATTCGAGACGTTGCGGAAGTGAAGCTGGCGTTATCGTCCGACTCGACTTCTACCGTGATCGTGGTTCCGGGAGTTCCGATCACATGGAGTGTCGCGTAAAGGTACTGAGACGCACTAACGTTCCCGAGATTGACCGGTGATCCTGTCGCACCCGTAGCGCTGACAGAAGCCTTAGCCTTTGCCACTTGACCACGAATCAGACCAACACTGTTCGTCCCCATCATGGAAACGCTGAAGGGGGCTAGCTCTCCGACTGACCCGAAAAGGTCATACGAGAACTGTCCTGCCTGAAACATGTACGCGATTGACCCTTCAGCGTCATCATGAGCCATCGTGACGACTCGATCATGTGTCCCAAGATTCGGGAAGATCTCAGGATCAACACCGATCGAAGCGTCAGAATCGAGAAACCCGTTCAACTCGGCTTCTACAGTCTTCAAACCACCCGTACGGGAGCGATAACCCCCACTTCCGAACGTGGTGTCTTCGAGGTCTTCGGCTGACGCTGAGAGACTGATCTGATTGAGCTTCGTCGTGAAGTCGTAACCACCGATCCATGTAGTCGCATCGGTAAGGGAGAATGAAGCCATTACTCGCTATCCCCCTTCTCTTTCATCGAGCCTCGAACGCGAGACGGTTTCGGGGGCTCTTGCGTTTCCGTGACGTGTCCACCCTGAATCAGAGCAATCACATTGATCTTCTCATCGTCTAGCTCGACTTCTTCACCGGTCCTAGCCCCGTTGACATCATGGAAGCCGATAACGCGATACTTCTTCACTGCCATGTGATCACCTAAGCCGTTCCCGGAGTGTGGACCAACAGGCGAAGACGCGCGCCTAGATGTGGATATCCAGCCGTCGCGAAACGTGCGCCATATTCAAGCATTTGTGATATGTGAGCGTTCGTGTTCGGCAGTCCGAGCGTCTTGTTATTGAAGATCGCTTGCCGGATCGAGTCGCTTCCCGCACCTGACACGTAAGCGTCAAGGTCATCTTGCCGGATATCCATCTCACTCGTGGACACCATGACCCAAAGATCGAATTCCCATGTATCGAGCCCCCGACTCATGGCTACTTCAAAGTCAGAAGTGAAGGGAACCACGATGACGGCAGGAAGAACGTTCGCAGAGTCGGGAACCGTGTCATACACATGAAGACTAGGGATCGCGGCTTCAATCGTTGTCTTAATGCCGTCTCTGATCTGTTCGAGGGAAGCCATATCACACACTTCCCATCGTGTATTTAACGTAATTGTTCAGAAGCTCCATGACATCGGGATCACGTCGGGTAATGCGAACCGCGTTACCCATCTCACCGAAGCCAGCGATTCCGTAAGGGGCATCTTTCCGTCTGAAGAGCCCCGTAGCCTTCAAGATTGCGGCTTCGTTCACGTCATCCGGAACAGCCGACCAACCGAACCGCGCGGTTACCTGAAGGGTCTTCCGTCGCGCATGCATCGGAAACGTCTTAGTACCGATCGCGATGATTCGCCACCATGCGTGAGCGGCACCATCTTTATCTGCGTTCTCAGGTTCAAGATCGTAGTCATCGGTTGTCCACGTGGTTGCCCACGAGTAATCACCGGCTGTATCCGTCTTGATGACGAGTCCGGTTTCCGTAGAAATGTCGTCAACCCATGCGACATACGGATCAGTTATGCGATATTCGCGTGTCTGAACCGCAGAATCTTGCCAGAACCGACGTCCACAGTAGCGATCGATAGCACGAGAAGTGGCATTGATCGCGTGTTCAAGCAAGTCGAGATCGAGCTTCGATCCTGTATCGCCCAATTGGTCGCGAAGCTCGGCCACTGTGCAATAACCGTTTGTCACTGCCACTTCTCACACCCCCTTAGGAATATTCGATGTACGCGAGTGGAGACGTTCCCGTGAAAGTAGTGTGAATCTCGGTGCTAAAGAAAACACCCTTTGACGACTGCCAGACTGCCGACGTATTTGCAGCCGCTTTCAGCGTCAGAAGAGCCGGACCCCCGGAAGCATCTCGAAGAACTACAGAAGCCGCATCGGAACCCGCAGTCAAAACAACCGAATGAAGCACAGAAGGCGTAGGAACAGCCGTACCCGTGCTAGTCGCTTCGAGCAAGTTGCTCACGAGTCGTCACCCTTTTTCAGCGGACGCGCACGACGCTTAGCGGCTGTTCCTGCCGCAATCATCTTATCAGCGTCTCTCTCGGCTTTCTCTCGGAACGCTGCCGCTCTACGCTCGTTCTCTTCACGCTTCCTAGCTTGCTGTTCGGCCGGATCAATCTCCGTAAGAACTCCCGGAGAATCATGAAGGAGCCATGCGGCTTGATCTTCTGTCAGCTCGATTTCGGTTCCCTCCTCGAAAGGTCCGAACTCGTTCGAGCTGTAGCGATGAAGAATCTTGTATCTCGGCATGGGATTTAGATCCCTTCGAGATGAAGAAGAACCCACACAGTGACCACGAGATCAGCGGTAGTCGCGTCCCACGACGCATCAGTAGTGATCTCCGCCCCGATCAGGTCACCCGCTACGAACGTAGCGGTTCCCCGCGCGGCCTTATCATGCGCTTCGGTGGCCGTAGTGATCGAGAGAGTAGGGTCGGCTTCTTCCGTACCGTTGACCGTTGGACCAACCGTCAGAGCTCCGGCTGTTGCTGCCGCAGAGAGAGCCGCAGTGATGGCGACGATTT